TGTGGGATAACCGGAATACCAAGTATTCTTACGTTACCATTGTTGTCGATAACCATTCCACCAGGTAATGAGTAGTCAGAAGGTTTAGTTTTCAACAAAGAAGCCCAACCTGCATGAGTTGTCAAAGACAAGTTTGCATTCCAATTCAAAGCACCCAACTGAGCAACATAATCGATAAATTTCTCAGCAGTAATGGTAGCAGAAGTAGAACCTGCGGTTGCACTTGAAGCTATTGCATTAAGATAATAAGTATCTTCTGCTTTTTGGAAATCTTCAATCAATGACTGCTGAAGATAAGCTTGAAGGAAAGGCAAATCATCAATCATCTGACGAGAAACTTTAGCATAACCAGCGATAAATGACAACGCAGTATTTACTACTGTTACATCATAATCAACTTGTGGTTTACCATTGCCTTCAGTTTGCTTACCGAAAGAACCTTCACCAACCGGAGTGTTACCACGAGGGAAAGAAACCGAACCCGTAGAAACTGGGATGATGTTGAAAACTGAACGCAAATGTGGGTTAACATAAGACCTAAGAGCAGGATTGTCAACATAAGATGTGTAAACAGAACCAGTAAGGTTGTTACCGATTGTCATAACACCAACTGTTTTCATGTCCATTTCGTAAGAGAAACCCTTACCATTAGTCCTTGCAGCAGACTTAATGTCGTTCCATCCTTTCTCGATAGCACTTCCAATTTCATTTTTGATATTGAAAATGTGTTCAGCATAAGATGTAGCAACTCTTCTCTCGGTGTTAGCTTGTAAGCGACCGAAAGCAGCCTTAGCTTCCAAAACCTCAGAACGAGCTTCTTCGATGCTCTTGTTGGTTTTCAAAAGGCTTTCATTGATACCTTCTACTTTGCTATCGAAGTTTTTTTGTGCTTTCTCATTTATAGAAGCAACTTCGGCTTTCTGCTCTGCCATTTTTGATTCGAGGGCAGCTTCGAATTTTTTTAAATCTTCCATTTTACTTAATTTAATACTTGTTTAAAATTGATATAAGCGATTTTACAAACACTCTATCATCAACTTCTTTTGGCTGCTCAGGTGTTTCTTCGACTACCTTTGTGCTACTCATCATCTCAATAGCTTGTGCTAACTGTTTGACCTTTATAAGACATAAGTCAATCGTTTCCTCAGATGCGTCTGAGTTCCGGATGAACTTATCAAATGCTCTAATTTCATCTTGCATCTTCTCTACACTTTTTAAAGACTTCATTCCAATCAAAGGTGTGTTCTCATTTGCACCCCAAGCCGTTAAGCTTGATCCCTCAAAAAGCATCACATCTCTCAATTCATTACCCATATCTCCCTTTTGCTCTTGCAAGGTACGAAATCCTATGGAATGCTCTCCAATTAGTCCACTCTCCACCATTTTTATAAAATCTTTCCCTAATTGATGTGTGCCAACTTGAGAAGTATAAAGCAGTCCATAGCTATCTTCCTTTAAGCTTGTTATCTTACCCAAAGGTTGTGAAGGATTGTGGTTAAGCAAATGCTTTATCCTTCCCTTGCCTTCTGGTCCCCAATCATTAATGGAACGCTTAAATGCACCTGGCATCATAATATCCCCATCAGAGTCAACCATGCCGAATGCAGAGAAATAGCCACTAACAATGCCTTTTTTGGCATCTACATCCTTTAGCTCAAGCTCAAATGACTTATAACTGTATATCATCTTTGACTTTATTTTTGTTTTCTTATTAATTTACCATTTGCATCTCTTTTAGGCTCAAATCCAACTGTACACCTGCAATTTATAGAAAATCCTGCCGGTGTGGTCGGGTCACCTGGAAAACCTGCCACCACTAAGTCCCCTCTCTTCCCCGTTGACGTAAAATCATCCGCCCATCCCACTTTTTGACCGTTCATATCATAATGGTCATACATATCTTTCGGAATCCTTCTTGTCCTCTTATCCCTTGCGCTTATCCACACTTTGTCAACCTCAAATGGGTGCTTGTCTGCACCAATCATAGCTGCGTAATTACTTGCCCTCATCACCTCAGTCCTTGCTATCCTCTTTGCCCTCATCATGCTATAACCAGTCGTTTCATCACTTAAAATGTCCTTAGTTATTTGGTCGATACTCTTTCCCTCTTGTATTCCTTTCGCCACTATCTCCTGAAGCTTTGCTTTAGTTGTCTGCGTCATATTTGATACCAAAGTAAAGCCATATTGCACCAAAAAGTTAAGAACTTCCTTAACCCACTCACTATTAAAACCAAAGGTATCACTTTTTTGTCCCATGACTCCAACTGCCCTATATACGGCATTTCCAAAGATTACCGCAGACTCTTTGTATAGCTTGTTCATGATTGTCATCATGCTTTCATTCCACGCATAAGCACCCATCAAGCTCAAAGCACCTTGTAGTCCTGCTTTGTTAATATCATTAACGAACTCGGTTAACTCTTTCTTTATCGCCTCATTAAATAATGCAGAGTATTTAACATCAAGTTGTCTGCGAAGTCGCTCCACTTTCGTCCAGTATTCTCTTTGCTGCTTCGCGTTCATCTTCAAGTCTTTTTTTGTAACTAAACCTAACTTCCATTCTCATCCTCTGCTCCGTTCGGCACGTTCTCTCCGTTGGTATCTTCGGAAATCTCTTCATCACTAATTCCCATATCTCCGCTTCCGTTGTTGTCGCTAATATCATTTTGTCCATCAGTCATTGTTAAGTCCATCAATACTTGGTCGATTGGTATAAGCCCGTTGCTAACATAAGATGTAGCATAAGCACCACCAAGTTCTTCGTAGTTCATCGCAACTCGCTTCTCATCATAAGTCAACCAATTAGCATCACGAAGTATGCGAGACATACGCTCCATGTCTTGCTGCATCTCAGGTAAGGCAGTAATATCAAAGTCGATGTACACGTTCTCCCCAAATCTCGGTACAAGCCACTTATTAAGCTCATCACGAAGAGAAGCACAAGTCGGGATGACTGTGTTAGTCATTAAGTCACGCATTGCGTTTTGGTAGTTGTTGTAGCTCGAAGTGTCAGTATCAAAGATGACTGCCGGTAAACCAAACACTCTGCACCATTGGTGCATTGACATCTGCATTGTCTTAACCAAGTCCATGTCAACGGAGGAAAGTCCGAAATTAAGGTAGTCCCAAGGAGTTTGCAGGACATTTATCCTTCCCTTGTTGTCAATTCCGTTCATGTCCTCATTGACCGCCCTTTTTATCATATTTGCTTGTTCAACGGTAAACGTAGCAACATTTGAACCAATTGGTTTTGGAGTGATAGCTCCCTTTGCTCCTCCGTTCTGCGCCATCATGGCTGAAGCGTCAGCAGCATTGTTGCTCATCCGGAGGGTGGAGTAAGATGCCCTCATCGGAGAAACACCTCTCATGTGGGAACGAGTAGAAGCATTAAAGTCAGGATTCCATGTTCTCCACATCATCACCTTATCCTTCGGAATATCAATACCTTGACCAACCATTAACTTATAACCAAGAATATTATACAAATCGTTTGGATCGGGATAAATATCAAGGAAATGAGTCGGTAGAACATTCATTTCAAGGAATTTACCACCCAAGTTGCCATCATTGCCATAAATGTCCCCTTCACCAGAAAGAAAGCGATATCCAAACAAATTCTCGAAGAATTGGTCTTGTGATTGGTTTTTGTTCGGATTCTCCAAGAGATTGGCAAGTGGACTGCCCATCACAATATTTTCTGAATATGCGTTCTTCCTCTCGATGATTGCTTTCTCAAATGCACCTTTGTTGGCAATCCCCTTAGAAAGTTGTTTATACTTCATCAGGGAAGTCCGCCCTTTCTCTGTATCATTTAATTTGTACACATACCAAGGAATAGATGCGCACTTTCGTGCAAGGAAGCTGACAATAGCATACACGTCAGCATTGCCCAAATATCCTTCGTTTACATATTTCCCACTTTCGTAGTTCTGAAGAGTTGCACCATTAAGGTATTTGAGTTGAGTATCAAATTGAACATTTGGATTAAGTCCCTTTTTGCTAAATATGTCGAATAAACCCATTTTCTATTTATATTACTCCCCAAGTTACCGAAGGGATTGTTAATTTGCTATATATGGCATATCTGAGGGAATCTGAGATATGATCGGCAAACTTGACCGGTTGGTCGAGCTTATTACCATTCCTATCCGTTTTCCACCGATAATTCTTAAGTTCCTTTAGCAAATTTAGTGATTCTTGATGAATCGTCAATGGAGTACCCTTTACACACCTAATTCCCTCAGTCACGTCCTTATTTGCAGGTTTAGCGTTAAAGCCATTTCTGACTAACTCCTCTATGGTTTTCGGCTCGGCAGCATCGCAATAAATCTCATCCATTGGTGATAGACCTAATGCTTTCACCCTATCAACAAGGTCGTTAGTGGTTAATCTTGTTTCGTAAAGTAGTTCTTGGGCATAAGCCACACCATCGTAAAACACAACCTTTACTAAGGCAGAAGGAACATTAAAGCCAAAGTCTAAGCCATACACAGTTTCACCTTGCCCTTCCTCCGGCATATTCTCAGTTGTGCGATAATGAGTGTATATCAGGTCTTGTGAGAGTCCTCTTTCACCCAAGCCATAAATTTGCCAATAGTTAGGGTCGGCATCCTTTAACCGGTTAAGTTCGTCAACCAATTCTTTTGGAAGGAAAGGATTGTCCATAAAAGTTGTGATATGGAAATCAGAGTCATCTCTAGGTATAACATTATCATAAATCCACGAAGAAACGTCAGAAGGATTGTAGTCTATCACTATTTTACCCTCAGTACGCATAATTAGCTGCATCCAAGCCTCATAAGACAGTTCATTAGCCTCATTGCAGAAAAGATAGTTCCTTGCACGTCCGCGTATCTTCTGAGGTTGGTCTGCGGACACAAACTCGATAATATTGCCATTTAAGGAGTAAATCTGGTCTGTTTTGTTGTGATTGTTCTCAGAATAGATGTTAAGCTTGACAAGAATGTCGATAAAGTCACGCAGGACTGTACCTTTTATGGAGGGAAGGGATTGTCGAACGATGGTGAGGGTTTTGCCGTTCTCCTGGAGAAGTTTTACAATGAACCAAATGAGAATGTTGTACGTCTTGCCCGAATTATGCGAAATAATATTCCTTGTTGTAACAAGATAGTTGTGAAATGGTGCAATCATCAAATCATAAACTGTGTCTTGCGTTTCATGGAATATTATCTCGTCAACCTCGTCAATGCTTAGACAATGCTCCCCCAAGACCGCCCCGTTAAAATATCTTTGATAGTGCATGTCTTCACTCCATACTTTTGCGCTAAATCTTTCATCATCACTACGTAAGGCTTGTACTCCAACCTTATTTGCCTTACAATATCTTCTGTAAGGATACTTTTTCCATTCTTTTCCCCATTGTTGAACGTCTGCCTCCCTTGATTCATCATGTGGGCTATATTTTCCTTGAATGTCACCCATTCCAAATTCGAAGCTTTGTTGTTCGCTCGATTGTTGTCGATATGGTTCACCTGAGGTTTCTCGAACGGATTGTCGATGAACGCTTCCGCTACTATCCGGTGAACCTTGACTGTTTTGTACTTGCTGCCCATCTTTAACATTGTTCTTAGGTAGCCATTTGCGTCCAAAGCTGGTTTCATTATCCTCATTCCATCCGAACCCCTCTTCATTTTGTACTTCATTGCGAGAATCCTCCCCATATTGCTCACTAAATAGCGACTTTCTGTGCCATGTATCGGCAGCCAACATTCTGACGGCAATGTCAAACGATTCAACGTATCCATCATTTTGTAGTAATTTATGTCCATAAGTACAAGTGATTTTTTGTCCATCACTTAATACAAAGGTAATTACTTTATGTTTATGTTGGTCACCCGTGTACATAAACTTATTAATAACTGGGAATAATACGGGTTTACCTAAGGTGTTTAACGAAAAAACCATCTCTCCAATCTCAATATCCCTTATTTTCTTATAACCATCATGAGTTAAGACAAGAGTTTCACCAGTAAAGCAGCGAGATCCTCCTTGCATGACCGTAATGCGTTTATCCGATGAAGCGAGTAGTTCGTAGACCTTATTAGTTTGGAGTTTTGCATTCATAGAAAAAATTAAAAATCGAAATTACGAAATCAAGTTGAAAAGTAGGGTAGAAAATGGGGGTGTCTTGTTTTGAAGCGATTCTGGGAGGAGACTAGGTTAAACATAAGTTTAAGACCGATTTGGAGGTAACAGAAATGTGGAGTGCCCCCAGATCCACCGGATCCGATTTTCTCTAAGTTCCCCCCTATCCCTTTTGCCCACCTTTAAAGTAGGTGAATAGATAGGTGATAAAGTAGGTGAATCACCTACTTTCATATTACGAAAAAACGTAATATGTCAGTCATTTTTGAGCAATTCCATAGCTCCGCGATATATTTGGTATATAACCGATATTATGTTAAATAGGTAATACCCACTAGTGGGTTATATCATGTTGACATTATGACATTGTAGCTAGGGTGCGCACCAGGGAGTATGTTTACGCAATCTTTACCAATTCATGTGGGGTAATTACCTCAACTGATACACTATTTAATGTGGCCTCAATTTTACTTTCTATGCGCTGAGTAGGTAAGCCGTAAAAGTATTGGAAGAATATTTGTACGGCTTTTATATCCTTATTCAATAGACAGTGTTCGAGTGCCTCAATTGCAATTGAGTGCATAGGGCTAAGACGTTCAATAATTTCGTGTTCTTCCATCCTTCGCGGACGTCCGCCACCAGGTCGCGCACCACCGTGTGAAACTTTTGGTTTGCCGGTGGTTCTTGATATATTTTGGTTATCCAAATGCATGTTATTGTATATATATGTATACTTATTTAATTATTTGCATATTATGACTGAATTGTTCACTTTCCTTTTCACGCTCAAATATTCTAAACTTAACCCAATTATTATTATTATCCTTGATATTATCCTTTATGTATTGTACAAAATCGTTAAGCT